GACCAGGCTTTACGCTTCTTGAAGCTGAAGCCACCGTCTGAACGGGGGCGGTCGATTGCTTTTGTTCAGTATTACCAAATTTATGCGGAAAGTCAACTCTGATTCTTTTATCAACTTCAGCATAATACTCGTCAGAATTAGGATCGAAACCTTCTTTTTCAGTAAGATCCTTATGTATCTCAAAAGCAGTGTAAGTCATTGCTCTGTCTGTTCCAAACCAAGAATTCTTAGATGCCCATGCTTCGGCTCTAGGATCTGGGTTAATTGGGTCATCCATAGCAGGTTGACTTGCATAGTTATTTTGAGAAATATTAGCAGGAGCTTGCTCCTGCGGTTTTACCTCTCTACCTTCTTTGGCTTGTTCTAGTTTTGCATTCTCAAAAGCGAGTTGTGCAATTCTTTTATTAGCCTCAACTTGAGCAGTTGCATCACCTGATTCAATAGCTGCAGCTAATTCTTTTTGTGCCGCTTCTAAACCTGATGATATAGTGGTCTCAAATTTTTTGATGTAATCAGCATCAGTTTTTTCAAATCTTTTTTCTAATGCTTGTCTTTTTGCTTCTACAGCTTGTGCGTATTCAGTAGCAGCTTTTTCTCTTCTTTCTGCTTCTCTCATCTTACGAGTTAGTTTCGCAATACGAGCTTGAACACCTTTACTGTAGTCCTCTAAGCTTTCATCTTTCTTTTCGTCTAACTTTGTTTCTCTTTCGTTTTCAAATGTTTTATCTGTCCCTTGTTCCGTTGTTTCTTCTTTCGGCGTTTCGGTTTCTACAACCGACTCGTCTTTTGTTTCTTCGATATCTATCGTAGCATCGGGACCCGATGTATCAATATCTACCATTTTCTTTTCTTCTTCTGGCATAGTTACTCCTTCCTATGATTAAAACTCATGCAAGATGTCCTCTGGACTATCAATTGTTGCTAACACTTCATCGTCGTTTAGCAGACGAATCTCTCCACCATCTATTTTGATTCGACTACCTGCATATCTTGCAAACATAATCCAATCATTGACCTTGCACCATGGTCCGTCAGGATATCTCTCCTTATCCCTATAACAATCTGGACCCATAGCGAGAACTAAACCACATTGAGATGCAACTTGTTGCTTCTCTAAAGTAGATTCAGCTAATACTAATCCACCTTTAGTTTTTTCTTTCATCTTAAAAGGTAAAACTAAAAGTCTCCAACCCGTTGGTTTTGGAATTTTTGCTTCTTCTTTTTTCTCTGATTTTTTTACACCAATTAAATCATTGTTTGGTGTTAATATTGATGACTGTTCCTTTTTCATTTTGCTCCTTATCATTTAGCAGGTTAGAGAGTTCCTGTCTCACGGCTTCGAGGCCGTTTATTTGTCCTATTATATATCTATACTTCTCCATATTGTCAACACTACCAGATGTGACTGATATAGATAAAGCTTCTACTCTGGTATCTATGAACCTAAGTACTTTTGTTATGACGTTTTCTAATTGCATCTTTTCCTTTCTTAGCGATAGAAGCAACTTGAGTTTTACCCATCACTTTAGCTCTTTGCTCCATTACCGTTAGTATTTGTATTTTTCTTGCAAACGGTTTATTCACACGTTTGACTTTTGCAACAGTTGCTCTCGCATCTGATGGTGTTGCAAATTTTATTTTAACTGTATCTCTAGGATTTTCGTCTGTGTAGAGTCTTCTACCAGAACCTTTAGGCTTTTTTCCCGTTCCTTTTTTTGGATCCGCCATTTATAGCTCCTTTCAACATTTTAGCTTGTTTAGTATGAGCTTTGACTGCTTTGCCCAATCCTTTAATTACTTTTTTTATCTTTTCTTTTTTTAACATTTCCATCTCCTACGCGCCTGACGTAGTCTTGAATTAGGATCAGCTGCAGCTTTTGGAAACTTTTTCATTTGGCCGGCGCTTCTTGCGCAGAAGGACTTACGTCTCTTCGCAGCTTTTGATCCTGGCTTGACCTTGCCAGTGACCGCTGTTTTTAGTTTTGAACCGGGATTATCTCTTCTATATCGGGCGACCCCAGCTTTTGTCATCCCTGCTCCAGACTTTGTAGATCTGAAATACTTTTTAGTTTTAGGTGGTTGCTTATCTTGTCTTCGCATTTTTCTTTTTAGCAAATGTTGCAGCTCTACTAGGTGTAGGGCCTGTATTCGCTACTGCTTGTTTTCTTCTTACGGCACCCGCACGCTGCCCTTTGCTCATCGCTCTTGCTTTTGCAATAGGCACGCATTTTGGATAATTTTTTCTTTTTTCTCCACCACTTCTTCCACACTTCGGGTATGAGCCATCTGATTTTTTGTTTGCAATATCGACCCAATTTTGTTTGACCCATTCTCTTAGTCCGCCACCTTTTGAATAGTAGGTTCTCACTAGACCATCCTAGTTCTTTTTTCTTTTCCTTTTGCAATTGCTCCACAACCTCTAGCTACAAAACCTTTTTTAGATGCAGCTCCACCATTGCTATACATAGTTCTGTCCATCATTCCACCACCCATAGCTTTTTTTCTTTTCTTTTTGCCACCTGGTGTAACTTTACCTGAACATACAGCTGATGCGTACATGTTCGCGTATGCCGACGGGTACACTTTGAATTTTCTCTTCGCTGCCGCTTTACCTCTTGGACAAAGTTTTGCCATTATGCTTTCCTCACTGCTTTATCCATTGGTGACTTAGATTTTTTAGCCATCATTTTTTTCTTTTTACCTTTTGGTAACACACCTCTACCAATTAAGACATCTGCAAAAGTTGTTTTACCATCTTTATTTAAATCAGGAAACGTTCCACGTTTTAGACCGACTCTGCCACCTTTATTAAATTTTCTTTTGCCCCCACCTTTTTGAATTTTATCTATTTTATCGTTCAATTTAGAAATTTTTTTAGCAGCAGGTTGAATTGTTTCACTAACTGCTATTTTTCCTTCTTGTGTCAAACCTTTTTTATGTTTGCCAACTCCCGTAACAAGATCTTCAAAATCTTTTCTTCGTTTTGTTAAATTTTTTTTAACTGTAGGTACAAGCATCTCATATGCGAACTTGCCACCTTTAAAAAATTTACTAGCCATTATTTTTTGCCTCCGTTTCTAAAAATCTGTGTACCCTTTATACCATAAATC